CAGATGCACAAAGCTCGTTGTTCCAGTAATTTCAGATTGCAACGGTTGGGTTTATCTCCCCCAATTTCCAATCACCGTTCCCCTTTCATCCCAAATGGTAGACTTTATGGTCGTCATTTCATGGGAACCCTTGCCGGAGTTTTCAAACACCCGGCTAAAACAGAAGGCTTTAGTTATCCATGTCAGTAGAGAACGTGCGCGAGTTCAAGGTAAACGTACCACCGACGGCAGCGTTCGCGGCATACCTAAGTATGCCCTCGGACTGCATATTGCCATTTGCCACGTCAGCAGCAGATTCCATGTCAGCACACAGATACCCGACAAGGGAATTGTTTGTGTAGTCTGACGAAGGAAAGTTGGCGACGATGGAGTTGATAGCAACCCAGAACCCCATGCCTAGAGCAAGCTGATAGACTTGGGGGCTGGTACCAATCACGAAAGTGGCGGAAGTAGAACCACCCGTAGCCTGGGTAACCGTTGAACTTAGGATGACAGCGCTCGAAGAAGGAGCAGTGCCAGCATTGAACAAGGCGGTTAAATACCCTGCAGCAGCACCGGTGAAGTTCATCATCATGGGGGCTCCCTTTACGGGAGTCACCGCTGTGAACGTAGCCGTTAGCTGTTGGGTTTGGATACCAGACACGGAGTAATCCAACGTCTCACCAACGAAACTGACCTCATAGGTGAGGTAAATGTTTCCAAAAGTAGTAGGCGTAGAACCGAGAGTCGCAGCAGCTTCAATGTAAACGACACCCTGGACAGAGTCCCGGATGTTCGAACCATCAGAATTGAAGAAACCCTCAGTGATTGCCTGGGGGACCACATCAAGTTTGCCATAGTCCCAGACTGGTACTTGAATAAAATCGGTGCCATGGCTGGCAGCGTGATCAAGCTCTGAAATACCGGTCATAATCGAGGGAACGCCAATGTCATTCTCATAAAAGATGGCAATGGCGCCCACAGTAGATGTAGGACAGGTAGGAACATACTCGAAGATTAACCTCGAGATGTCAGAGATCTGGTACTCGGCAGCCAAAGCGGCCACCCTGCCACCAAGAGTGGTGACAGAAATTGGAATCATTCCATCGGTTATACGTGAACCAGTTGAAACTAGCTGGGAACCGGTTATAGCAACAACGCTAAGTAGTTGCTTGCCGACAAGTTGGATAACAGCGTTACCCTTCTTATCGACATAGCGGTTCTCAGTAAGAGAATTCCCGTGCACGACCGACCCCTTTGCTGAGGGCGCCGATACACCGTGCAGAACATTGTGTTCAGCAACGGTGATAGCTCTTCCCGCGTAGACGCTTTTGGCAGTGCCTACCTTGACTCCCATGTGATTGAGAGAAGTGGTGGCAGCGAAGCCTACAGCGCTGCGAGGAGCATTGGGGCGACCTCCAGCAACATCGGACCGTACTGTTTCACCAGCCCTAAACCCCAGTCCAGCCATGATTCGGTCTCGGCTAACTCCTCTTTTGGGAGTTTGTCCAGTTCCGAGGCCGGGTTGTCCTGGGTTTTGAGTAGGTGTAGAAGTAGAGTCTTTATGTCCTCCGCTTCCGGGCGCTTTAGACCTGGTTTGGATTGCTTTCCTGAGCTTTTCAGCTTTTGAGGCGATTCGTTCACCGGAGGTTTGCGCTTTGGCAGCGGAGGTAGGGGTTTTCGTGACATTCATAACGATTTCGTGGTATTTTACTACCACTGGTTTTCGCCGGTCCTTCTTACCGGCGATACCATTGGCGCTTACTTAAGGCGCCCGAAGAGCTCTGGCAACACCCATGCCGGGAGCTCCTCATTGTGTCTCATTTCATACGCGAACTGCTCGAGGTAATCGATAGTTAATGTCTTCTTCGAAAGTAGGGAGAAAAGCGTACGACGCCAATTTACAGGTGTCGCACCAGTCCCATGAAATCTAAGAGAACAAAAGATAGTATCGTTGACCTCGGTAGTTGTTCTATACTCGATCCTGCCACCCCAACCCAAGCGGTTGTATAAAGATTGGACCTCGGCTAGCCTGTGGATAGGCACAGCCTCAGTGCAATCGTCGCCCATAGCCATGCACATAGTGTCGGCAAGGGTAGACATGTATACCCGCTGTTTCGAGTTGGAGAAGGAGGTAATGAACCGACCTGACAGAGTGATTCCACCAAGCGGGATCGCGTAAAGTATTCCAGAACTGAGAGCCATCACGGGCTGTTCGGCTAATACCTCACGGTTCTTCATCATTCGATGACGATCAGACCCATGAGGGATGCTGAACCCGATTAGGTTACAGTAGAATGCGCAGATCTTGAGCCACAATTTGACCTGCCAATCCCAGCCAGACACGTCAGTGTCCAGTAAGAGACCGGTGGTCGCAAGTAGTTCCTCCAGGTTAGCACGTAGAATTGGCAACTGCTCGTCAGACGAGCCCATGCCAGGTTTCGAGGGTATTTCAGCCCAGTTCTCAATCTCCCACTTCGTTGCCGAGTGCCAGAGAAGTCTCTCCACCAATCCGTCAGCGGTTGAGATACTGAAAATGAGACGCAGTCTGCCATCAGCAAGCTTCTTGACCTTGTGAGGTTCTTGCTTGATGAATATCTTGACTGGGTCACACAATCCATTGAGGACGTGGGCCACATTTTCCGTGCTATTTGTTGTGTGCTGCAGTGTTTCCCCCTGGAGGAGGTCACATCTGCTGTGAAGTTCAGAAACGAGGCGCTCCTTTGCACACGCGAGCAGCGCTTCGTTGTCCCTGGCCAGTTTGTTCCAAGGAATCCCGGGGGACCCACTAGGGACCAACTGGTCCAAGAGCTGGTTTACAACTTTGGGGGTTGGCCAGAAGAAGGTTCCTTCTTTAGTGAAGAAGGCTCCTTCTTTGGCAGCGACTTGACCGTATCTTTCGACGCAGTCGATGACGCATTCCCAGAGAGGGGCGTGGAAGGAATCGGGGACTCCTGCCCGGGTGAGATCTTCTCTGAAATCACCAGGGTAGCCGCTATCAATTTTGATGCCCGGAACTCGGCCAAAGCCTTGTTCGCCTTCGCCACCTCGGAGACTAGGGCCAATTCTGCGTCCAATTTCTTGGGGTGTGAGTTGGCTCCAGTCCGTGGTTTGGTGGATTTTGGCTTGATAGATGGCGCTTCCAAGCTCGTTCCTGGCCGTTCTGACTGGCCAACCATAGAGGACCCCTTCATCGTTGGAATAGAGTTCGAGATAGTTTCGATCAATTTCGGTTGAGATAGGAGGGGCTTCCTTGGTTTTGGAACTGCTTTGGGAGCAGTCGCTTCTTCCGACTTGCCAGAGTCCAGTGCCTGTTGAGACGATTTCCGTTTGGTCACCAAATTCGTATCCACCAAGTTCCGTGAGGAAGGTGGGAGTGGTGACTGGGACCGAGAATTGTCTTCGAGGGACACCTGTCTCGCTTGGGTCGTAGCTGTCGTTTGGTGGGGAACCGAGTTCCCCATTATCAAGTTTCCCGCTAACACAGAATCGGACTCACCAGTAAACTCACTGTCGAAGTAGTTAATGGAGGAAAAGAGACTTGAGTCCGGATCTTCTTCGTCGGCCCATGCGGGCCCACGTAGGTTAGTCTTCCAGACTTTCTCCTTGGTAGTGTCGAACTCCCCGGCATCACTGCCATTGGGGTGCACACGAAAACCTTTTCCTTCAACATACACCTCGTAGGTGTCGGGTTCGTCTTCTTCATCAGAATACGAATGGTCATCGACCTCGTAATCCCAGAAGCGGTAGTTGTTTCGACGTTCAGACCACGGCGTCTCGGCGGGCACAAGCTGGAACCACGAGGCAAACTCAAAAGAGCGGCATATGTTAAAATCTGCCACGAGGGAGGTGCCAAGGGGATCCTTCTTGATTGGACCGCCATTAGAGTGCAAAAACATCACCTTCGTGCCGCGTGAGTCGGCCGCATAAAGGGGCGACCCAGAGGCACTCGGGGCTGTGGATGCAAAGTGGCGATACGCGCCAGGACGCTGTGTGTATCGGGTACCAGCAACAATGCTATTTGCCTGTGCAGTGACATCGACATGTGGAATCACTCTAGTAGTAGAGTGGAGCCAAGTTGGCGAGCCAGAACTCACTGTGTATATAGAAACCAAAGAACCGAGCTTTGAGACATCCATCGGAACAGCGATCTTCGCAGCAGTAATCCCGAGTCGCGCCCAAATGGCGGGGTTACGAAATTCTAGCATGCATTGATCATCTTTCGGACAGACGTACACGATTTTAAGGTCACAGGCTGGCACGACAACCCTGTTTGAAAGGGGGTCGGACGAGCGTGAAATCACAAGTTGAGAGGACCGGATCACCGACACATACTGATGGCATGTGAAGGCAAGAACAGTTTTCGTACCATAGGTTAGCCTCACGGCGTGTCCCGTAACACGAGTCGTTCCATCAGCTCCAATGACATCGTGGATGTCAATCATAGAGGAGGGGACCGCCTTGCATGTTACCATGACGGGGCTACTATTGTAAATAGCAGACTCAGGTTTGATCGAAGTGGTTTGCCGAACGGCAACAGGATGTTCGTCGACGACCCGCGTATGTGGACCAGAATGGAAAGGTATCCATCGTTCCAGATAAAAGGCCGCCGCACGATCACTGACCAAGCCCACCAACCAGATTAACCAAAGATAAACTCGGGTTCTAGCGGAGAGCGTAGCCGTGTTGGCATATCTAACGATCGCTCCAGGAAGTGTACAGGTACACCAAATGGTAAGAAGTACGCAAATGGCACTCGCCAAAAGGAGTCCCGCCCCGAGAAGTGGGGCCAAGATCCAAGGCAAGATGTCAGATGCGGACAGTTGCGGGTATCCAGAAACACCTAGCAAGGTTGTTTCTGTATTGTCTTCACAGGGAGAGCGTGCTCGACTGGACCAAGGCCCCTCGTTCTCGCCATTGTCCAGTTGTGAGTCGGACGACGAGATGTTCATAGGTATGAACTCAGCGTAGGAAGGAGAAGCAGTTAGATTGTGTCTGGTGGCGCCTACCATCGACAGCAGTCCGATTAAGAGAATCACGAACATGGGCCTCATATTAATCATCGAAGATGGATATGGGCCGGTTCTGAGTTCCTCAAAGGAGAGATCTGTCTGGCGGGCTAGCCTGACTTTAATCAGTGCTACAACTTCTTGCATGAGTTTCCTAGAAACAGGAGGTTGTTTGGTTTCGTCAAGGATTCGATAGTTCCGAATGTTCATGATAGGCTTCTTGCCATCCGTAGTGTGTGTCGGCTTGAGGATTGTACATCTGTCGTACTCTAAAGTAGATGTGTACACCTCGGTGACGCGACACAATGGATCGCTAATGGGCCCATAGAAACATTTGGTTTGCATTGTGACCAAGCGATGGACTTCGTTGGGGTAAGCCGCTGAAGCACCGCAAGGACACTTGGCCCACCTAATGATCTTTGTTGACGTCGCATCTGGGATCTCATCACCGAGACGAGCCGGAAGCCTAGAATAGGCGTAGGCCGCACCCTTTTGGAGGATGAGTCTCGTGATGAGAAACGCAGTGAACAGCGTGTCTCGGATCGTAGGCAGGACAATTT